GATGTCCTTCATTATAATAATTTACAGAAGTTTCAATTTTGTAATTTGTTAAAAAAGGAGTTCCTCCAATATCATCATCTGCCAATAATTGCCCAGTTTTAGAAATTAAATCTGAAATGTATTTTGTTGTTGTTCCTCCAACTGTATTTTGCAATAAATTTGTAAATCCCGCATTTATAAAAGTATCGCCCTCCACATAGGGAAATTTAGGAACTATACCCGTATCAATGTTTGTTTCTCTAACATAAGGAATATCTCTTAAAGAAGCTAGCCCATCAATAGCAGTTAAATTAACTTCATAAGGATAAGAAACATCTTGCTCATCTTTTAAGTCTAAAATAACATATCCGCACCACAAGATGTTAGATCCCTCCCTAACTGTAATCCAAACATCTCTTTCATTATAATCAGTTGATAATGAATTTATAAAAGCCTTATCAGTATCATTTTGAACTAAAAAAGGAATTTTACATTTAGAAGTTAATATATACGCATTTTTATCTTGTTGTGTTGGAGTTTCATAATCAATTGTAACTCCAGAAGAATCAAATTGCATTTCTGTTCCAACTCCAACACTTGTAAATAAAATATTTATTGTGTAGTTTGTTCCATTTGAGGAAATTACAGTTCCCTCTCTTATTGTTTGTAAATCATAATCTGCTCTTGCCATTATACAGTTCTTTTTCTATTTATACCAGCATTTTGATTTGACAAATAAATGTCGCTTCCAGTTAATTTTCCTGTTACTATAATATTTTGAGTACCACTATTCATATATTGTTTAAGTTTGTCTAAAGGAGCAATAACTTCAGGATTTGCAGCAGTTGTTCCTCTTCCCTCCCCAATCAATCCTAATGTTGGCCCAGTAACTAACCCACCCTGTGCAAATTCTGGTACTAAACTATTGAATGCGGTTCTTGCTAGCCCCGCTGCTAATCCAGCAACAACTGGAATAGCCCAAACTTGTCCAGTCATCGCTGTTTTTTCCATCGCACCTGTTACGGCTGCAGTAACCCCTTTTGAAATCAACCCTCCAATTATATCTCTTAAAACTCCCTTAATAGTTTCTCCATATTCTTTAAATGATTCTGCTCCCTGAGCTAAATTATCTCCTAATTGATTAACCATTGATTCCAAACCCGATTCCATCTCTGGTAAAGTTGTTCCAAAAAAATCTGCAATCTCCCCTCCAAAAAATCCGAAAACTTCCCTATATTTATTTACTGGCTCTATATCAAAAACCTCTTCTAATGGTTTGGATTTTGCAAGCTCTGTATTATACTCTCCCAGTTGAAATTTTAATTCTTGTGTTGCAAGAGAAATTGCTTCAATTGATTTTACTTTTCTTTTACTTGAAGATGATCCTGATCCACTTGATGTTTGGGTTTCAACTTCTTCATTTGTGGTTGTATGTGTTACTTTAGTAACTGGAGTAATATCTGATGTTGTTTGATTTAATTCTGCTATTTTGTTTGTTAATTCATCTGTTAGTTTTGTTAATTCAGAAATTTCTCTTGTATCAATATTTTCTTGAACATTCTGTTGAAATTCCGTTACTTTTCCCGTTACTACATCAAAAATTTTGACTAATGGAGCTAAATTACCCAAAGCAACTTGCGTTCCAACATTTACTTCAGTTGAAACATTTCCTTTATCTTCAAGATCTATTATTTGCCTTTGAATTTCTGTAAGTTTCTCTTTATATGCAGTAACTTTTGCAACATTTATTAAACTTTCCTTTAATCTATCCGTTGATTGTTTAAGTTTATCCGAACTGAATGTTGCCTCATCAATTTCATCATAATAGCCAGGATAAGTTGATTTTAATTCATTTAAAGCTTTTTTCTTTTCTTCAAGAGATGTTGTTTCAGATTCAATTGCTCCTGTTAATAAATTTATATTAATTAAATCAGCAGCAACTGATTTTTGTGCATCTTTATTTAAATCATTTAATTCTTTTTGAACATCAACTTGAACTGAAAATGCTTTTACAAGTTTATAAACACCTGTAACAACAACTGCAATTGCCGCAGCAGCCAAAGCCCAAGGATTTGCCATCATAAAGGTATTTACTGCAATGATAGCAGTTTTTAATTGTCCGTAAGCAAGAATTGCTTTTCCAACTATGAAAAGAACAGGGCCAATTGCCGCAAGAATCAAGCCCCATTGCACAATGTTATCTTTTTGAGAAGAACTTAATGAATCAAATTTATCCATCATTTTTGTCATCCAACCTACAAATTCTATAATATACGGCATTAACCTTTCTCCAATTTGTTCTGTTAAATCCCCAAGTTGATTTTTCATTTGAATCAATGGCCCAGCTCCAACCAAGCTCATTGCTTCAGCTTGCCCTCCAAATTTATCCGTTAATTGAGAAACTGCTGTTTCTAATCTTTCATTTGATCCAACAGCTCCAGTTATTTCAATTCCATATCTTGAAAGCGCATTTGTTGAACTTCCCATTGATTTTGCAACCAAATCCGAAGCTGTAACCAAGTCCATTCCTTTAGCAGCAGCAAAATCTTGAATCAATGGAATCAATTTAATAATTTCATCTTCCGTTAATCCCATCATTGCAAGCATTGATTGAGCTGCAATGGTTTGTTCATCCCCAAATAAAGTTGTTTTTTGAAGTTCTTTAGCTTGTTCAATTAATCTTGATTGAACTTCAACTCGCCCATTTAAAGCAACCAATAGTTTTTGTTCTGCAACTGCTTGATCATTGAATGCTTTAACTGAAACAGCCCCCAGCGCAGCAATCGGAAGTGTTAAATTTGTAGTTAAATTTTTCCCAGTTCTTTCAACGCTCTTTCCAAATTTTTTGAGTTTCTTTTGAGCTTTTTTCATTGCCCTGTCAAACCCTCCTAAATTTGCCCCGAAATTAAAAGTTAATAAACCAACTGCTTTACTTGCCATTTTCTTCCATTTTTTTAATGTATTCTGCTCTCTCTTTTAATTTTTTAAAATCAATATTCTTTTTCTTTTCATCCCATTCAAACTCAATCAATTCAGTTGGTTTGATTGTTTTATTTTTTGGAAGTTGGATGTTTAATAACAAACAAGTGCTCCATCTTATTCTTTCCCAATCATTTCTTTGCCTCAAGTTTTCCAATTCATAAAATCCATCAACCTTGTTCCAAAATTCTCTTGGCAACATATCATAAAATTCTTCAACTCCCATTCCTAATTGGCCGAATGCAAGTTTTTCAATCTTTTGCCAAGTTAGCTCTTCCTTTTCGCTTTCTTGGCTTTTGGCTTTCCCTCATTTCCTGAACTCATTGATCTTGATAAAATTTCGAATGCTTGTTCCATACATTCCATGTTTCCATCAAATAAATCTGTTACTTCATCAATGTTCATTTTAAACTCTTGTTTTGCCGCTCTGTAACCATCCTCAATTCCGCAATATATCAATGTAAACGCATCATTGAAAGTTAATTTTCCGTTTCCAAGTTTATCAAGATCTGCCATTGTTGATCCTGTTTTTAAACTGTATTTTCTTAAAGCATTAAATCCAAATCTAACTGGAAGTTTTGTTTCTCCTATTTCTAAAATTTCGTATTTCATTTTCTTTCTTTTCTCTTTTCTGTAATTAAAAAAAACCAACCGCCGCACCCAGAAAAGAAAAACGCAGCGGCTGGCTCATAATCAATTATCTATGCAATTGTTTGTGTTAATGCTCCTGATCCAGTCATTGAAACACTATAAGTTGAAGTATCTTCTAAAGGAGCAGTTAGAGATAAACTTGTTATCCATGCTGTTCCAGTGTATTTAGTATCTTCAGTTGCAGATGTTGTAACTCCAAAAGTTACAGCAAAGCTTGTTCTTGTTGCCATATAAGTAGTAAATAATTCGCTCATTGTTAATCCTGAAATTGCTGATCCATCAGGAGCAAGCCATGCATATAATGAATCACATGAAAGATCCCAATTTCTCATTCCTTCCATATTCTCATCCCATCCACCTGATTCTTTTGAAGATGTTGATCTTAATGAATGATTTATGTTGATTGAACAGTTTGTTGAATATGCAACTAATGTTCCAGCAACATAAACTTTCAGATCCGTTCCGTTTAATTGTCCGTTTGCCATTGTTTTTTATTTTATAAATTTATAATTCTATTTGTTTTGATTCATCCTTTGAATCTTTTTTCTTTGATTTTTTTTCTTTTTTATCATATCCGTTTTCAGAAAGCCAATTCCACATTTCCTCTGTTACTTGTAAAACTTGCCCAGATTTCAAAATTTTCCCGTTTCTGTTGTAATCTTTTTTTAATTTAAAGTCCATTTTTTTATGTATTTATTATTCTAATTTTAAAGTCTAAAGATTTTCTATAAATCCCATCGCTTCCACTCATATCATCAAAAACATCATTATAACCCTCAAAAACAATTGTGTTAATTACAACTCCAGAATTTGTTCCTGAGTACCTATCCAATGCCTCTCTAATCGTTCCAGCAATTTCAGTTGCATTTGAATAAGAATCTGAATAAGCTGAAACCATCATATTTGTAATATCAAGATTTGCAACACCATCTTTTGTATCTTCTGGAGAATCACTTTGAACATCATAAATGATGAATGGAAATGATTCACTTTGAGTTGCTACATTAGGAAAAATTCTTGTATCAACTATTGCTGCAACAGCTACATTTTCACTTAAAATATTATATATTGCTTTTCCTATATCCATTTTAATATCCTAATTTTCCATATTTCTGAATTCTCTTTTCATGAGATTTTACTGATCTTGCAAATATAATTTCCGCATCTTTCATTCCGTTTGCCAACACAATATCTTTTTTTGCACTAAATGCTTTTTTCATAAATGGATTTGCTTTTCCTTTAAATTTTCCATAATGCATAACTTCATTTCCATATTCAATCCAAGCACCAAAATATCCCCCTTTATTTTTTTTGAAAGCACCTTTAACCCTTGGCCCAACATACCCCCCATGAACTTTTTTTGAAGATTTTGTTCTAAAGAATCCCAATGATTTTTTTAGTGTTCCTGGCTTAATCATTAAACTTTTATCTGGAGGATAAGG